CCATTGCTCTATTACCTGATACTAATGATATTATTGTTTCTGTTTTGAATAAAGATAATAACATGGAAAATGTGATTATTCCCAATGTTCCGGTTCAAGAGCCATTCCGCCTTGGTGTTGTCGTTATGGAGCATGCTCTAGAAGTATATTTGAATGGATACTTAATGAAAACACGTAAATTCGAGGCAACTCCAAAGGATGTGAAAGGAGATATTTTTCCTGCATCGGGAATCCAAACGAATCTTGTGAAGCTTCGTACCTTGAAGATATGGCCTCGTGTCATTAGCACAGGTGAAATGCGTGAATCTCAGCCAGCGTTAACTGCCGCAAAGAGCTTTGGAGCAGGTCCCATGCCAGCCTCTTCAACATCTTGTGCTAGTTAAGTATGAAATGATCCATGCGACAGAGATAACGTAGATTGTGGAATTGTTCGGCGATATAGGGATTGGTTCGAATATGCTGGCGAAGTTCGTCGCCCACTCGTTCTGCTTCTTTCTGATCCATTTTACACATCGACAAATAATACACTGAATACAAACGAACATATAAATCATAGTTGAGTTCTACTGCATAACGATCAAACTGTTTCAAAAGAACCTTGCATACATCGATGCATTCCTTATGGTATCCCATATCATAATATCGCATAACCAGGTTCCAGTAAATATAGACGAAACTTGTTGTGGGCTCAATGAAATTATGAAGAATATCCTGATAATCGCCATACGATCGATGGATATCATCGTAGAATTCGTCGAGAATCTCGAGATAAAACATTTCTTCTCCGTGTCCATATCCCAGCTCGGTGGTAGAAACAATCAATTCTTTGATACGCGACAAGATTCGAATTCCGAGTTCAGAACTGGTAGTAAACAAGCATCCACATGCAACCCAGCGATACAGTAAATAATATTCACGTTTGTTCTCAAACCGTTTGTATTTCTTATCGACCACATTAAGGAGTTGAAGATGAAAGCGATCATCAACTTGATCAAGAATACGTAAAAGCAAATTATTGGTATAAGAACGCGAAATTTTGGAGCCATTTTGACCGAGATTGGCATCGATCCATCCAAAACGACGGGTTTGAAATGGATTGGAATGAATGGTTTGCAATACAAAATCGGCCTTATTACAGGTAATCAAATGCGTTTCTGCACAGGTGCGTTCGTCTCGAGTCGGCCAGAAGGTTTCTCGGTTTTTCTTTACTGTGTCCAATAACGAATGACACCAGAGGGATTCAAAGGGTTGTACGATAATTTTGGTAAGATGTGCAAAGCGAGATCGTCGTTCTAATAGGGCAGATTCCAGCTCTTGATTGCAATAGATGACCAAATAACACGGAACTGATAAAAGTGCTTCCATTGTTTTAAGGGTATCCTCTACATTTCTGCTTTTAGCATGATAGGAAGTAAATACATAACATGCAGTAACCAATGTACAATCAGGAACGGAAGCCATTGAATGGTAAGATCGACTGATTCTTTAGATCTACACCTATTTTAATTCCATACGGAACATAGAGATGATCGGTATCATCGTATTCGTATTGGTGGTGGTGACCATCTATTTGATTTTCTATGTTATTTATCCTCCTGCAGAAAACGACGATCTTCTTCCCAAGATGGTACCTTTGAATGCGAAGAAAGATGTGGGACTACCCGATGTGGTTCAGAAGAAACTATTGGGATCGAATGGGTGCACGGTTATGGGGTACTTTTTATTAAAAGATGGAGATCGCACGTCAAAAATGAGCAAGCCCTATTTTCCATTGATGCAGATTGCCAATAACTGGTATCTGGAGATTTCCCCCGCACCATCGGGAAAGGATCGTACTTCGGCCCGCCTTCGCATTCAAACGAATAAGGGTGGAACACTAGGGGACGAGATCATTGATCTTCCTCCTATTCCGAAACAAAAATGGATCTTTCTTGCCATTCTACGAGAGGGTCGTCGGTTTGATGTTATATATGATAATCGAATCGTAGCTTCTCATCGTTTGGAGAATTATCCGGTGGTTATTACAAGTCCCTTGTCTGTGGGATCTCCAGGTCTAGATGGATCGGTTATTCACGTCATGATCAATGGAAAGCGATTATCCCCGAATGAAGTGGAACGCGAGCGTATCGCACATGTGGATACGAACAATATGGTATTGGAGGCGAATACGATCAATATGAGCCTTCCTAAGATTGAATGGCTGGCATCGTGTCCTTCCGGTTTACCATGTGATCCTGTCACCAAACCTCCAAAAAATAATCTGGTGGAATGGAATAGTCCTTATGCATAAATACGCCCGATAGAATATCCGTGTATTGGACAGGAATCATGAGTGCCAATAACAGTTCTAGTCCGATCGCGCGGCTCATCCCGATGATGATCTTTTTTGGAGGACTGATTGGTTTATATTATTTATATCAATATCTATTTGGGACAAGACTGGGAAATAGTTATTCTCTCTTAACGACTACACAGTCTGCAATTGTTGATCCAAGTAAGCCCATTATTATAACCTCTAATCAACTTCCGTCATTATTTGAGGGAGGTGAATTTACGATTTCTACATGGATTTATGTTAATAATTGGTCGCATCGTTCGGGATTCAATAAATCGATTATCAGTGTGGGTGGGCCCAATTTTGATACCATTCGTGTCTACCTGGGCGGAAACAAACCCAAGGTATCCATTCGTCTTCAAACACGTGATCAAACAGGAACACCATCCAGTACCACTTCATCACAGGCACCATCCTTGGATAAGGCAACACAGAACATGACATTCAATGTTCTTCAGACGGATTCAGGACTATTGGATTCATCTCCGATCTGTGATCTACCCGAAATTGACCTGCAGCGTTGGGTGAATCTAACGATTGCAGTAAACGGTCGAACGGTCGATTCCTATGTAGATGGTAAGCTGGCTCGTTCATGTGTTCTACCATCCAATTTTAAGGTAGATGCCGGCGGTTATTCCGCCAACTTGTTGGCATACGGTGGATTTGGGGGTCAGATTTCAACAACAACCATGTATGATGCCGCATTGAATCCAGAGGAGGTATACAAAAATTATATGGCAGGACCACTTCCGATTACGACAATAGCTGGATGGTTTGCACGATTCTTTGAGCCTAGCATTAGTTCGACCGTTACTTCCAATTAGTCCTAAAATAAATCATACAAAGTAGTAAAGGTAGAAGATGTCCTTCTTTAGCACAGCCACTTCTACTCCTTCGACGAATACGGGGTCGTCTCTTTTCCAATCGATAGGAATGTCATCGAATGCATCACAATCCGGTATTATCCCACAGGCGATACTTGCAGGTATCATTGTCATACTTATTTATCTTACCTTTGTCTTTACGGAGATCATCTATAATTACATGAATCGGCTGTCGATGAGCAGAACCGTATTATTAGCCGATACCTACAGTACGGATAATAAGTCCATATCGATCTCTCAGAATCCCAATCTACCACAATCGAAGCCCATCAGTTTATCAAATAATGAACGAACGGGCGTAGAGTTTAGTTATTCCTTCTTTTTGAATGTTCATCCGGCTACCTTCCGACAGGAATATGGTCTATTGCATATCTTTCATAAAGGATTTGCCCAACAGTTTCCATTATTGGCACCCGGTGTGTACATGCGCTCAGATACGAATACCCTACGTGTCTATCTCAATACTTACAAGACATGGAATAATTACGTGGAAGTTGACAATTTCCCAGTAAGTAAATGGGTTCATGTTGGAATCGTATGTAAGGATCATTCCTTAGAGATCTATATCAACGGTAATTTATCAAAGAAAATGTCATTTGATGGATTTACTCCTTATCAAAATAACCAGGATATTTGCTGCTTTAGTCAACGACGTATTACTATGAAGAAATCGATGGTTCCCTCAATGGATGAAAATGGTTTTGATGTATTTGGTGCCATGAAGGGTATGTTGAGTCGATTGAACTATTTCAGTTATGCTCTATGTTATGCCGAGATCCAGAAGATGATGAGCGAAGGACCTTCTCCGAACATGGATTCATCGGCGATTGCCAATCCTGCCCCGTATTTAGCGGATACATGGTGGACAACTTCTATTACACAATAATTTTAGTATGATAACAAATGTCAATCTGTAGGTCTAAAGGACATATAGATTAACTAGAACAACACTAGTAATGCCAGGAGGAGGGCTCTTTTCATTGGTAGCGTACGGAGCACAAAATGTCATTTTAAGTGGAAACCCTGATTTTACGTATTTCTACAAAACCTATAAGAAATATGCTCATTTTGCGGAGGAATCGGTTACCTTTGCAATGGATGGTCCTCAGGATTTATCCTATGATCAACCCATACAGGTTCGTTTCAAATTACAGCGTGTTGCCGATTTAGTACGTGATTTATATTTTGTTTTCAATCTTCCCGATATTTTCTGCAAGTATTTATCGTTGCCTCAGGGCCAGAGAAATTCCCAGTACAATTTTGCATGGGCCAATTACATCGGTTGCCATATTCTACAGAATGTGGGGTTCTACATCGGTGGCCAGAAAATTCAGGAATTTGATGGAAGTTATATGATTGCGAAAGCCCAGTGCGATCTGGATAAAGATGCCCTTAAAAAATGGGAGACTCTGGTGGGAAATATTCCTGAACTCTATGATCCGGCCAATGGACTCTATGCAGGTGGAACTACGGGAACAGGGTATCCTCTTGTCTACAACAATAATGGTCCAAATGGGTCAACTACCTCTCCTCCAAACATTAATCGCCCTTCGATCCAAGGAAGACAACTTCGGGTCCCTCTTCCATTTTGGTTTGCCGAATCCACCTTTGAGGCACTTCCGCTGGTATCCCTACAATATCATGAATGTGAGATTCAGATCACCCTTCGTCCTATTCGCGAACTATATCGAGTGTTAGATATTAACGGTTATCAAGTCGCACCAGGTTATCAATTCAATCCATCACCTATTCCATTGCAGCCTGGAAATGTATACTATAGTGCAGCATCAAGTATTTCCGACATAACCATTAATAATTTCCTGACGGACATTGGAACACCGAATCCGTTGCTTAATACATGGCCTCTTCAACCGCAGATCATGATGACGTATGTTTATGTCACGGATGATGAACGTACTAAGTTTTCAAGTGAAGCGTTGCAATATCTAGTACGGCAGGTGACACGGTATCAATTTGATAATATAACCAACCGCCAATTCGTGGAATTGGATACACACAACCCGATTGAGCGAATTCTGATTCTGCCACGACGTTCCGATTCGATTCTCTATCGAAACCAAATGGATAATTTTACAAACTGGACGAATCCGATGAAACCACAATTTATTGGAACAGGTGGAGGATGGCCAGGTACGGTTAATTTAACGTCCGCATCCGGTGTACAGGTCCTTAATGGTCAGTCTTCTATTCTCAATACTCTAACTATTCTGGGAGATGGAAATCCTCTACAAGAGGAAAAGCCAATATCGTACTTTACACAGGTGGTCCCATGGAAATATTTGAAGGGCACCCCTGATCCGAACTTGGTAGTCTATCCATTCTCTCTCACCTCTCCGAATACCCAGCCGCATGGATCGATCAATAGCAGTCGAATCAAGTCGTTTCAGTTGGATTTGAATGTATGGCCATTGCCTGCTAATACGTTTTATCAATATATCATAACGGTTTACGTGGAGAGTTTGAATTGGGTGACCATATCTTCAGGAATGGGTGGGTTGAAGTATGCCTTGTAATCTTAGCAGTAAATAAAATCGTTCCTGGTCATAGAATGTTGGACATCGACGTGGATTCGTTAGTGTCCCAACTGAAAAATAAAGTATCCTATCGACTTGAACAAACACTAAAGGGTGCGGTGAATGATCCCGAAGCGAATCAACATGCCAAAGAAAAAGAGGAATTGAAAGCCTCGGTGGGTACGGGTGATGTTCCAGAAGAAATACCAGCGAATTTATCGGCGGTTGAAAAAATGCTGAGAAAGATGAAACGAATTATAATTCGGATCAAGGATCGCATGATTAGCTTATTCATTACCTTTATCATTCCATTGATTTTGGCAATGTTTGTGGCGAATGAATCGGTCATGTATCCTGCACCGGTTCGTATTATTTATTTTGTATTTACCTTTATTTTATGCTACGTGAATCAAGCAGCGGTTGTCCTATTAGGAACCATTTATCTAGGAAGATTCGCATATGATTATTACGTGAATAAAATGGAGAAGCGAGGGGTACCATTGATTGTACCTCCCATTCTGGCAGTTCTTCCTGTAAAGATATTTGATCCGTCTGCTACTCCCTCCTTCTTTAAGGATCTGATTCAATATCCGATGATTTATCCTAGAAATGAACGTGGTGAGAATAATTTATTGGTTATTATGAATGACTACTTGGAGTCTTTGAAAAAATCATTTACTTATTTGGATAACGTGAAATCAATGCCGATGTTTGTAGAGAAGTTGAAGAAGATCGATGAGAATATGGAGCAATTGCATAAACCAATTCCTGAGCCAGTTGAGAAGGAAGAAAACAAAGAGATTAATGTAAAACTTCCTCCCACCATTGCGGAACATAGAGCGGAAAAAGGTCTTCCTCCATTGAATACATCGGTGCAGGAAAATAAGAATCGTCCACTTCCTCTCACCATTAGGGAAC